CTAAATAAGGATATTCTTAACGATGAAACACACGTATTTTAAAATACCTGGGTGGTTTAATTACTCAGAAACTTACGATATGATTGTTGACCAAATACCTGAAGATGGAAAGATTGTTGAAATTGGATCTTTTCTAGGTAGATCAACACATTACTTAGCTACAAGCTTAATAAATGCAAATAAAGAAAACGTAAAAATTTATTGCGTAGATACTTTTGCAGGTTCATCAGAACACGCAAATTTGGATTTACCTCAAGACTTTTCACACATCTTTAAAGAAAATCTTCAATACTTTATTGGAAGAAATATGGTTATTCCTTGTCAAGGAAGATCCGATGATACAAGCATATTAAAGAAATTTGAAGAAGCTACTATTGATTACATAATGGTTGATGGTGCACATGAGTATGAACCTGTAATAGATGATATACAAAATTGGTGGCCTAAATTAAAACCTAATGGAGTAATGTTTGGAGATGACTATCAACTTCAAGCAGTTTCCGAAGCTGTAAGAATAACTCTTCCAGCAGTTATGGCAGGTGGTTTAGGTGTTAATGGTAGTCAAGAACAAACATGGTATGCAAGTAAAGACCAAACTTATAAATTTTTTGAAAAGACAGTACCTGGTCTTAATTGTCTTAAATGAGTGTTTTTGTTCTTCACAATTATCAAAAGGAACTCAAAGGTTTAAAAGAAAATCTCCTAGAAAATCTTATTGTAGGGGTTGAAAAATTTGAGGATTACAAGTATATTTTAGGAAAGATACACATGCTTGAAGCATGCCAACAGGAACTTTCTCGCCTGCTGGAACAAGAGGAGAAAATTGATGACTAAGACGTTATACGTGCCTGATCACGTAAAAGCAAAACTAAACAATCCTTCTAAAGGGGTTGATCAAGAAAAAACTGAAATAGATAAACTTCCAAAACCCGTTGGATGGAGAATTTTAGTTTTACCTTTCAAAGCAAAAGAAAAGTCAAAAGGTGGTATTTTACTAACAGATAAAACTATCGAAGACTCACAATTAACTGCATCTGTTGCCATGGTATTAGCCGTAGGCGATGATGCTTATGCAGATAAAGAAAAGTTTCCTAATGGACCTTGGTGTAAACAAGGTGATTGGGTCGTGTTTGGCAGATACGCTGGTTCTAGAATCAGAATAGATGGAGGAGAAGTAAGATTACTCAATGATGATGAAATACTCGGAACTGTTGATAATCCAGAGGACATATTAACAATACTATAACATGGAGGTACCATGCAAACAGAACTTAACACTGCAAAAGACGAAAAGCTAGTTGATCTTGATACATCAGGTGACGGAGCAGAAGTCGAATTAGAAGATAAGTCTCATGGCGCTGTTTCACCAGAACAGTACGAAGAAGTAAAAACTGAAGAAAAAGATCCTCTGAACCCTGTTGTTGCTGAACAACAAGGTGAGATGGATCAGTATTCTGATAAGGTTAAAAAGAGAATAGATAAGCTGACTTGGAAAGTAAGAGAGGCTGAAAGAGAAAAAGAAGCTGCTCTTGTTTTCGCACAAAACGTGCAAAAAGAATTGCAAGACACTCAGAAAAAAACTTATGACATTGACAAAGGTTATATGTCAGAAAGTGAAGTAAGAAACAAAATGGCGTCTGATCTTGCTCGTCAAAATCTTATTACTGCTAGAGAAGCAGGTGATTATCACAAAGAAGAAGAAGCTAGACAAGCTTTAACTAAACTGGATCTCGAAGCAGAAAGAATAAGAGTTACTAAATCTAAAAAAGAACAAGAGTATGAGCAATTTTCAAAAGAATTGGAAAACAATGCTCAACAAGTTGTACAACAACCTAGACCACAACCCTCTGATAAAGCTTTAGCTTGGGCAGAGAAGAATACTTGGTTTAGATCAGATGCTGATATGACTGACTTTGCTCAAAGAATACACAGAGGATTAGTAGCAGAAGGATTTGACACAGAGTCAGATGACTATTATGATGAATTGACTAATAGAGTTAAAAACAAGTTTCCAGAGTCTTTTAAAGACTCGGATCAGACGATCAGAGGTAACACAATCGCCCAACCCGTTGCTTCTGCCACAAGGTCTGCAACACCGGGGCGCAAGTCTGTTAAGTTGACCGCTAGTCAAGTGAAAATAGCAAAAAAGTTAGGGGTTCCCCTATCTGAGTATGCTAAGTACGTTTAAGGAGGTACAAAATGACAGATAATAAAACACCAAGAAGTGCACAAACAAGGGTAACTGAGGAACGTAGAAAACCTTGGAAACCACCGTCTCAATTAGACGCACCACCATGTCCTGATGGATATAAGCAAAGATGGCTTCGACATCGTGTCAACGGTATGGACGATACTAAAAACGTCAATGCTAGACTCAGAGAAGGCTGGGAGTTAGTGAGGTCAGACTCACATACAGAAGGTCAATACTCTGCCTATAACGGAAGTATCAAAGCTTATGAGGGTGTCATCAGCGTGGGAGACTTGCTTTTGGCAAGAATGCCAGTGGAAACAATTAATGAGCGTAATGCACATTACAAGCGAATGACTGATCAACAGACAGAAGCTTGGGAAACAGATCCACTGCGAGAACAACATCCTAGCATGCCTATGAACGTAGATAGGCAAAGTCGTGTATCTTTTGGTGGCGGAAATAAAAAACCATCTCAAGATACTTAATTATAAAGGAGATGAACTATGTCAAATCAACAAGGAAACTTTGGATTTCGTCCTGTTCAAATGCTTGGTGCAGCTTATAATGGTCAAGGCCAACAAGAGCTGTCAATTGCAAGTAACGAGACAAATTCAATCTTTCAAGGTGATCCAGTTGTATTAAATGCAAATGGGTCAATTTCTCGTGGATCCTCTGCTGGTGCTGAACTAATTGGTATTTTTAACGGTTGCTTTTATACAGACCCTACAACGTCTAAACCAACTTTTTCAAATCATTATCCAGGCGCCATTGTAGCAAGTGATATCGTTGCTAACGTAATCACAGATCCAGATGTGGTATTTGAAGTCAAAGTAGATGACGCAAATGCTGGACAAGCACAAGTTGGTTCAACAGCTAACATCGCAACATACAGTGCAGGAGATACTACATCAGGTATTTCTGCTGTTGTTCTTGATGGAAGCACATTTGCAACCAGCAGTGCATCAAACTTCGCTGTATACGCACTTTCAACAGATGTGGAAAACAGCGACTATACTGAAGCTAACGCTAACATTCTTGTTAGAATTAATAAGCATCAGTTTAGAGATACTACAGGTATATAGGAGGTTAAACTATGGCTATATCTAGAAGTCAACTCGTTAAAGAGTTAGAGCCAGGTTTGAACGCCCTGTTCGGCTTGGAGTACGGGCGCTATGACGCTCAACACGCAGAAATCTTTGAAACAGAAACTTCCGATCGTGCATTCGAAGAAGAAGTAATGTTATCAGGATTTGGTAATGCAAGAACGAAGAGTGAAGGTGGGTCAATTGTTTATGACAATGCGACAGAAACTTTCACAGCACGTTACACACATGAAACAATTGCACTTGGTTTTGCAATCACTGAAGAAGCTGTTGAAGATAATCTTTATGACAGAATCTCAGCAAGATATACAAGAGCACTTGCACGTTCCATGGCAAACACAAAACAGGTGAAAGCTGCAAACATTTTAAATAATGGTTTTGACAACAACTTCCCTGGTGGTGACGGTGTTGCTCTTCTTTCTGACGCACACCCGCTTGTAGCAGGTACATTGAGAAATGAACTTGCTGTGGCTGCTGATCTTAATGAAGCATCTTTAGAGCAATCTCTCATTGATATTGCTGCATTTGTAGACGAGAGAGGTTTATTAATCTCTACTCAAGGAAGAAAACTTATTGTTCCTTCTGAGCTACAATTCGTTGCTGACAGATTAACCGAATCTGCTTTCAGAGTTGGTACTGCTGACAACGATATAAATGCATCAAGAAACATGGGTATGATTCCTGAGGGATACACAGTTAATAACTACTTAACTGACCCAGATGCATTCTTCCTAAAAACCGACATTCCTAACGGATTCAAATTATTCCAAAGAAGTCCAATTAGAACTTCAATGGAAGGTGATTTCGACACAGGAAATGTAAGATACAAAGCTAGAGAGAGATATTCATTTGGATTCTCAGATCCTAGATGTGTATTCGGTTCACCAGGTGCTGCATAAGCATTAAATACATAAGAATCAAAAGGGGGCTTTAAGGCCCCCTTTTTTTATGGTACTTTAAAACTTTATTAACCCTATGACCCTTCGGGGACTATTAACAAAAGGAGATAGACATGGGAACAACTACATTTTCTGGACCAGTAAAATCCGGAACAATTAAAGACACAACAGGAACTACTCTTGGCTCAGATGTCAAGAACACAGGTTTTGTTGTAATGGCGCAATCAGCAATTGCTGATATTATTGGTGCTTCTCACTTAAATCAAGTGATAGCAACAATCCCTGCAAATTCACAAATCACCGATGTGGTATTAAACGTAACCACAGTAAACAATGACTCTGGTGCTGCAACTGTTTCAGTCGGAACAATAGCTGATGCCAATGCTTTTATTAATGCTGCGAATGTCAAAGCATTAGGTACCACTTATGGTACTCTTGACACAGAAGCTACCGATATTGGCACAACAGATATTCAAGTAGTAGCTGATTTTACAGGTGCTAGTGGTGATGCAACAACAGGTGCTGCAACAGTGACTGTGAAATATTTACAAAATAATTCAATAGCACTTGCTGGCGATGTACCTGCGTAAGGAGTAAACTATGATAGGTACAAGTTCGGCAAAAGTTACTGCAACAGGTAATGTGACTACAAGACCAGCAAGGCTTATTGCTATTCATGCAGTTTGCGCAGGATCTGCAGGAAGTATAGTTCTTAAAGATTCTAGCACTGGAAGTACCTTATTCGATATTGATACTCCAGGCAGTGCTACCGCAGTAATTGAAACTTACATTGGTGATGAGGGTATGAGATTTTCAACACAAATTCATGCTACTCTTACTAATGTAACATCATTGACTTGTTTTTTTGCATAATGAGAAAACGAGACAAACAACCCCCAAAAACTAAAAAATATTTCCGCTCCACTAAATCCGGAGCGGGAATGACTAAGGCAGGTGTTGCTAAATATAGAAAAGACAACCCTGGTTCTAAATTAAAAACTGCTGTTACAGGTAAAGTAAAACCTGGTTCTAAATCAGCAAAAAGAAGAAAGTCGTTCTGTGCTAGAAGTGCAGGACAAATGAAAAAATTCCCTAAAGCAGCAAAAGACCCAAATTCAAGATTAAGACAAGCTCGTAAGAGGTGGAGATGTTAAAAGGTTATTTTTATCTTTTATGTGCATTTTTATCTTTGGTATTTATGTACTTATCAATTTCAAACTCCTTTGCTGAGACCAATACCGTGTCGTCAACTGTAGTAAACAATACACCCCCAACAGCAAATGCACCTGTAATTCCCAATTCAAATAGTGATATTTGTAAAGTTGGTATTGGCGGGAGTGTTCAAAATAATGTTTTAGGAGTTGCTACAGGAATTTTAGTAGACGATGAGTTGTGTCAGCTTCTCAAGCTATCTCGCAGTCAGTACGCTTTTGGAATGAAAGTGTCGGCTGTCGCTTTATTATGTCAAGACCCTCGTGTCTGGACGAGTATGATGGATGCCGGAACCCCTTGCCCTGTACGAGGTTTGATCGGTGCGGAAGCCGCTGCATATTGGGAAGAAAACCCTGATACGATTCCAGATGGCAGTAGATATAAAACTGAATATGTACAGGCTGCAAAACCTGTTGAAGGA